GACGCCTACGACCGCCGCCGTGCTGAGCGCGACGGTTGGACAACTGACTGCTGGGATGGTCGCTGACCCTCCAGACCGTCTAGACTAACCACATCAACCAAACACCCATGGCACTGAACACCCTCCCCGCTCCGATGACCTCTGCCGAACTGACCGCCAAGATTGAGGCAGGCGAGTTCAAGATCAAACGACTTCCGACCCGCCGCCCACGCCGTGCTGATCTTATCATGACCCGAGTCATGGGCAGCAGCGGGTCCGCTCGCTTCATGGCAGACACCGACCACCAGACCCGCTGGCAGTGATCAGCAGTTGCCCCGCCCCGAGCGGGGTTGACCCCGAGGCGCCGTGTTTAAAACTTAAGGGTCCCTTCTAACCTACAAAGGTTCCCAACCGACCTTAAGGTACTCTGTTTTATAAAAAAATTTTTCCAAAAAATTTTCCAATTTCATATATAATGACAGTTGACCAATCTCAGATGACCGACGTAATTTTAACACTTAGCGAACAAGAAATAGACATTATATTAAATGCCCTTGAATTTGCCGTAGAGAACTCTGATGAGTATGATAGGGATGAATATGAAGAAGTCCTTTATGATCTTCAGAGAAAGCTTGACGAAGATGAAGAGGATGAGGTAGAATAAAATTTTAGAGAAACTTTATGTACACGATTTATACACGCGATGGTTGTGGATATTGCGAACAGATTAAAACTGTACTGAGTAATATTGGAGAATCTTATGTAGAAATGAAATTAGACTCCCAGTACACGAAAGAGCAATTTGTTGAGCAATTCGGACATGGTGCTACATTTCCGAAGATATTCAAAGATGGTGCTCTGTTAGGGGGATGTAATGAGACGATTGTTTATCTAAGGAATGTTGGGTTACTATGAACATAGGAGTAAAGGTTTGTCGGAATGAAGAAAAATTCTTTAAAGATTATGATGAAGCAATGGATTACATTGAGAGCTTTATGACAGAGATTGAATCGTTAAATATAAGTACAGATGATATTATAATCAACTATTATGGCAACGAATAAAGATTGGTATTTGCGTAGGGAGAATACTTCAAAATACCTTAAAGATCCTTATCTTTATTATGTTGGTGGAGATGATTGTTGGACAACTAATATTGACAAAGCAAAAAAATATAGGACAAAAAAACAAGTAACCGCTTTAAGCCTTGAAATTGGAGGGGAGGTCTATGGAGAATGATGATAGTTACTTATTAGACTTTAATGATGTATTACAGAGAATAAATAATCTAGAAGAAATTGTTGTTCGTTTAATAAATCCTGATCTAATGTATAAGAGACCAGGAAGTGAAGAGTACGAAAAGATTACAGATACATTAGATTATTTACATCATAAAATAAAAGAATTAGAAGAAAAATGAGTCAGATCTATGTTAGTACTGAATATAATAATTATCCTGGTGCTAAAGGGAATTATGATTTTTTGTCGGGATATAAAACTCCTATAATTCCTGATGTAAATCTGTTTAGAAGTTTTTCTCATACCATTTTCGCTAATTCAGCAAATTCAATACGGTCAGCTACCTATGCTGGAACGACTCGTGGTTCATACACTGGATTTGCGAATACTGGTGTCAGGGGCGGTAGGGCAGCACTATCAACTGATGTTGGTATTGAAGGAGTAAATATTTTTAAAATACCATCAGATGTTAATTGGGTTGTAGATAATGGACCTAATGGTGATGGTATTTGTCATAATGAAAAAGGAGATTGGTTTACCGCTGAGGCGCTAGGTACTGCAGATTCTCAAGGTCAGGGGGTTCGTTTAACTAAAATTATTAATACGGGTACTAAAAATGCAATATTAATTACAAATGCAATGGCAGGTTCTAGAACTGTATCATCCTCATACAGTGTATCTGTCCCCACATGGCCTGATCTTAGGATTGCGGGCGCATATAATAACGCTGTATTTTGTTATAATCAACTTGATTATACGAATGATGATAAAGGTACAATTTATACTGCAAGAAGTTTATTTGAACTTCCTGAAAGAATTGATAATTTAGTTTCTTTTATTCCAGATCAGAGAGAGAAAACCACATTAACATTTAAAATTAAAGTAGATTGGGTTCGTCATGTTAATTGGGGAATATGGGAATATGTTGATTCATCTATTAAAAACTCTTGGTTGAATAATTACACAATTCCTGAATCAGGAACTGAATATCATAACATTACTCATGTTGTAAAAAACACAAATGATTATTCTAAAATTTTAGATGAAATTTTAAAAACACGTCAAAGACCATTAACAGAACAAGATCAACGTTATGGTCAAACGTTCACATCAACAACGTTCACTACAAAAACCTATGGTCCAAAGTATCCTAAAGAAACCATCGGTGTTGCAACTCTTTCAGGGGTGACTTATACGTTACCTCCGACATAAATAAATTTTGGTTGATATAGTAAGATGTTAGCAGCAGGGAGGATTGGGGATCAATACATGAAAAGATGTAATGTTCCTACTCAAGGAACAGGATCTCCTAATGTCTTTGCAAATGTACTCGCAGTTAGTACCATTGGTAAACAAACTATTCCTTATCAGGAAATAGTTCCCTGTCCCACATGCTGCCAAACACATGTGGCACCAGTTCTCACTGGTTCACCAAAAGTTTTTGTGAATAAACTTGCTGTAGGAAGACTATCTTCACTCGCACTTGGTATTACAGGAAGTTTTCCTGAAATTACTGGATCTCCAAAAGTGTTTGTGGTATGAGTGAAATAACACCATTTCATAATAACATACAATATATTCCCAAAGATTCTGAAAATACTAGTGGGAATGGAGTTGAACCGAGTACATATTGGGCAGTAACAGAAACAAATATTAATGCACAAGATTATGAAATTAATACAAAAGATGTAAGTCCAGTTGTTAGTGCTGATGTTTATAATTCTTACACTAGCGGTAGTGGTATAACTAGAACTCCCACACTACTTGTTTCGGGACCAGTTAATGTTACTGCTAATGAAACTTTAACCGCTACGTTTTTAGTATCAGCACTAGTATTAAACAGTGATGCAATACCAGAGTATCAATGGCAGAAAAAAGAATTTAATACTAGTACTTGGAGTACAATTAGTGGTGCTACTAGTTCTCAATATACTATTGCTACTTTAAGTTTTGATAGTGATAATGGTGATAGTTATCGTTGTGTTGTATCTGCAACAGGTGTTGAAAATAGTCCCGTTACATCAAGCGAAGCATTATTAACAGTTCGTCGTGTTCTTACAATCACTCAGCAACCAACTGCTCAGGCATCATATGTTAATGGAACCACTGCAACATTTTCTGTTGCTGTAACATTGAGCAGTGGAACTGGAATACAATATCAATGGCAGAAGCGTGAATTTGAATCCGAAACTTTTCAAAATATATCTGGTGCAACATCAACTTCTTATACTACACCAAATTTAAGCACATTAATAGATAGCGGTGATAGTTACAGATGTATTGTCAGTCATCCTGATGCAGATACTAAAATTAGTGATACTGTAAGAATTATTGTTACTGGTGCAGATTTTGAAGTAACACCTGCTATCAATAATATTGCATTTTGGAGATTATCTGTTGATGGTCCATTAATTTTGGATCCGTCAAACGCTCAGCAATATACAATTAAATCTCTGGATCCAAATAGAACAAAGTTTCTATCAAAAATGTGGGGACAAGGAAGTTGCAGTTCAACAGGAGGATATACTGAAGCTGCATTTCCAGTAATTCAATCTCAAGTTTTTACTGTAAAATTAAATGCTGGTGCTGGTTCTGGTACTACTCCTGCCAATGAATCAGTATATGCAGCAGCAGGAACTTATACTTGGATTTGCCCAGCAGGAGTTAATTCAGTTAGTGTTGTTTGTGTCGGTGGAGGCGGCCGAGGCGGTGGATCTGGTGGCGGCGGTGGCGGCCTTGGTTGGAAAAATAGTATCAGTGTCACACCAGGACAATCTTATACAGTAGTTGTTGGCGCAGCTGGAACTACTTCAAGTCATGGTGGTGATTCATACTTCATTAATTCGTCCACCGTTAAAGGTGGTGGAGGAAGGAGTGGTTGTTTGGGTGATACTTCTGGCGGTTCCTACACTGGAACTGGTGGTGGAAATGGTGGTAATGGCAGTGTTCAAACTTCATGGGGAGGTGGTGGCGGTGGTGCTGGTGGATATAGTGGAAATGGTGGTAATGCTGATACTCTTTTTGGATACTCTGGTTCTGGCGGCGGCGGTGGAGGCGGCTCTGGACATTCAAACACAGATTCAAATGATGGTAAAAGAAAAGGCGGCGGTGGAGGCGGCGTAGGATTATTTGGTCAGGGTGCTAATGGTGTAGGAGCACCTTCAACATCTTATGGGGGTGATGGTGGTGGAGGTGGATCTGGTGGCGCTAATGGAGATCCATCTAGTGTTCATAATGGTGGTGCTGGTGGATTATATGGTGGTGGTAGTGGAGGAGCGAATGAGTTTGCATCAGCTTGGATACCAGGAACTTTTGGTGGAATTCCAGGTGGTGGTGCTGTAAGAATTGTGTGGGGGGGAAATAAAGCATTCCCAAGTACAAATGTGGGAACTGCTCAAGGTTCTGGTAGTTCCTCTTCTGGAGGTGGTTATGCTGGATTATTCAATGGTACTACTGTTGATCAGGCGAATGCATTAGCAATTGCTGGCGGGGCTGGTGGTGGTGGTGCTAGTACCACTAACACTTGTGTATATTCTGGTGGTTCTGGTGGTGGATTGGTTGGTGGAGATGCATTTAATATTCCTGGTGTTGGTGGAGGAACAAGTGCCATTCAAACTGCATCTGTAGTCAATTCAAACCCAGCTTGTGCTGGTGGTCCTAGTTATGGATGGTACACAAGAACGGGTGGAAGTAGTTCTAGTCCTACTCCAGGAATAGGAGGAACAGGAGATATAAGACAATTAGTTATTAAATGGGATGGATCAGTAATTTATAATGGTCCTTCTACTATAGTTACTAATGGTTTTGTTTTAGTTAATGATTATCGGTATTACCCATCAACTTATCAGGGTTCTGTCTATGGTTGGTGTGGTGATGGAACAACATGTGGAACATGCGGGCTCGGAGCAGGAGATTTTGGAAACGCTTTTAATATTTACAGATCTCCAATTAATAGTTATGATGGAGGTAAAGGTGCTACACAATCAAGTTCTGGTGCGGGTGGATCGGGATTTGGTGAGTCAGGAACTGAAACTTTTAATACTGTAGGTACTAGTACTATTAATATTCCTGCAGGAGTTTCAAATATAACTTATGAAATTGTAGGTGGTACTGGTGGTACTGGTGGTACTGGTGTTAAACAGGGGAGTACTAACCAAACTTATCCAGGCGGATCTGGAGCAAGAGGTCAAAAAATTGTTGGTACGCTAAATCCTTCTCAAGTTGCTGGTCAAACATTATCTTTGCATATAGCTGGAAATGGAGGTAATGGATCTGCTAATTATTTTGGTGCTTCTGGTGGCGCAGCTGGCGCTGGTCTAAACAGTGGTGGAACTGGTGGTTCCACTCCTGTTAGCGATGATGATGAACATTGGGGTGCCTCTGGCGGTGGTGGTGGTGGATCCAGTTCTATTTCTATAGGCACTACTCGTTTACTTATTGCAGGTGGTGGCGGCGGCGGTGGCGGTGGTATGCAAATTTACATACCTGAACTGACGGGAGATATCAATGGAAGTACCTCTAATCAATTAACAACCACTCTCAATGCTTCCAATGGTGGCACAGGCGGAACTCCTTCTGATGCTTTCAACAGTGCAGGGGGAGGTGGTGGCGGCGGTGCCCCTGGTGGCGTACAAGGTGGTGGTATGAGGTCTGGTAATAGTACCACTGGCGGCGGCGGCCAGGGTGGAAATGGTTATTACAGTAGTACTTATGTTTCTGGTGCTTCTGTTTCAACAGGAACTACAAATGCATATATTAAAATAACATATACTACAGTAGTTAATGATGGTATAAATGGTTCTGCCCTTCAAGGTGGAAATGGGGGTGTTTCTACTTATGGTGGCGGCGGCGGTGGTGGTGGATATTTTGGTGGGGGCGGTGGTGCTGGATTTTATGATCGTTCAACAGGAGGTGGTGGTGGATCTGGATTTGTTGCAGTATCTGCAGTAAGTGGATATACTTCAACACTTGCAAATACATCAGATCCATATAGAGATGGTGCTGGAGATGTAAACAGCGACTCAAGATTAATTATAGAACAAACCAATATTATAATATCACAGCAACCAACATCAATTATTGTTCAAGCTGGAACTAATGCTGTTGTCAGTCTCGCAGCATCAATTCCACAATTACCAAATGAAACAATACAATATCAATGGCAGAAAAAAGATTATGGAACTTCAACATGGAATTCTATAACTGGTGCCAATTCTTCTTCTTATACTATTTTATCTGCTAGTTCATCAGATAATCGTGATCTCTACCGATGTATTTTAAGTAATCCATATTCTATAACAATTTTATCAAATGAAGCTGATATAACTGTAATTCAGTCAAGTGAGACAGTAGTTTATAGAACAGCAGGTGTTGCTAATTTTACTATACCAACGGGAGTAGAAAAAATTAGATTTCATATATGGGGTGCGGGTGGTGAAGGAACTGGCGAATGCGTAAGTAGTAGTGGTGGTGCTGGTGGTTATATAAGTGGTGTTATTGATGTGACAAGTGGAGATATGTTCCTTGCAAAAGTTGGATCTACATCTAATGGATCTGATACTGGTCAAGCTGGATTTGGAGCAGGACGAGGTGGTGGTTGGGCGGGATTATTTAAATATGCTTCTGGCACAGCAGGCGGCGCTCAAAATCTAGTTGCGATTGCTGGCGGCGGTGGCGGCGCAGGTCAAGCTGGTCCTGGCGGCGGCGGTAATGGTAATGGAAGCGGCGGCGGTGGCCAGCCTTCAGGAAATGGTGGTAATCCAGGCACACAAAGTTTTGGCGGCAGCGGCGTAGCTGGTGGTCAGAATGGTTCTTTTTATACGTCTGGTGGTGGATCTGGATTCATGAATGGTGGATTCGGTGGTGGCACTGCCACTAATGTCAGCAGAAGAGGCGGTGGTGGCGGTGGTGGTTACTACGGCGGTGGCGGAGGTGGCGGGGGAAATAATGATTGTTCTGGCGGCGGTGGCGGCGGCGGTTCTGGATTTGTTGATACTGCATATTTGGGTCCATCGGATACTAGTATTATATCGGCTCCAGGCGCTGGTGGAGCTGCTGGTGGTGCAAATCCAGGAGGAATTGGAACCTTATGGAATGATTTTGTAGCTAGTGCTGGAGGATATCAGGCAGGTAGAAGTGGTCAAGATGGATTAATTATTTTTGTATTGACATATGGGTACGATTTTGAAATTTCTCCTGCTATTGCTGGTAAAACAAACTGGTCTTTAATTATGGATGGACCATTAATTTTAGATGGAAGCAATTCAACTACCTATACATTAACTGCATTGCGAACTATTTCACGCACTGTAAAAATGTGGGGTCAGGGAAGGTCCAGCGGTACTGGCGGATATTCTTATGGTAATGTATCATTTACTAATGGAAATACTTATAGTGTAAGATTAAATGCTGGTGATGGCAGTGCTGGTTCTAGTTCTGGATGGCCTAGTAGAGAAAATGGAGGAGGATATGCAGGATTATTTTCTGGAACTAGTATTACTCAAGGAAATGCCATTATGATGGCTGGTGGAGCTGGAGGAACTGGATTTGGTCATGGTTCATCTGCTGGCGGTCATGGCGGTGGTCTTTCTGGAAATTCAGGTGCTAGTTCTTCTGATTCGCAAATTGGTTCAACTGGCGGCGGCGGAGGTACACAAAATAGTGGCGGCGGTGGCGGATCCGCTGGAGGAAGTTCGGGTGGCGCCTTACAGGGTGGTTCTGGTGGCGCTGGACAAACAGGTGGTTATCCAAATGCTGGTGGCGGCGGCGGTGGTGGCGGTGGTTACTACGGTGGTGGTGGTGGTGGCGGTGGAAATGACTTTGGTCAGGGTACTAGAAACGCTTCTGGAGGTGGTGGTGGATCTGGTTATATAAATGGTTCACTAGTTTCCAGTGGAGAAACTAGATTATTTGCAAACACTGTTGAAGGTGGAGTTAATGATCCAAACAGAGGAAATGCTGGTGGTAATGGTTATAGTTCTAGAGTTGTAATAACTACTTGACAAATTTTTTAAAGAGCATTACAATATAGATTGTCGTACTTCATAAACCATGGCAAAGCGTCCTTCACTCACTAATAAAGTTGTAATTGAATCTAAACCTAAAAAAAGTCGTCAGGGAGCTGGTAAGCATACTAAATACAGTGCAAGCTCACGTAATGGAGCAAAGAAACGTTACCGAGGACAGGGAAACTAATGGCACGTAAAAAGACTGTACAAGCAACTACTGATGTAAATAACGATGATATTGTTGATGAATTAGATACCATTGAAGTTGAAGATACCGAACCCAAAGTTTTTGGATGGGTTGCTGGTAAACCAGTTGCAGAACAAGTACATCCAAACAATAAATGAATCAAATTGAGGCAGATATACAGGAGTGGATTGCAAGAATATCTGAAGTTCGTCCAGAATTAGAAGGTTTTGCAGTTTGTCCTTTTGCCTCTAAAGCAAAAACCTTAAATGTGGAGTGTCAAGCAGAGGACATCATGCCTGTTTCTGGGTATGATGTCGTTTTTTATGTGGTTGAGGACTATCTTGACCTAACTAGTATTCAATTTTGGGTAGAATTTTACAATAAAAAGTTTCCAGACTACATATTTTTAGAAGATTGTGCTACTTATAACACTTACATCAATGGAATTCAGTCAAATAATGGTAAATATAACCTTATTTTGATGCAAAATAAAAAAGATTTACAAAAAAATAGAGAAAAATTAGCAAAAACAGGATATTATCACCACTGGAATGACGCATACTTAAGAGAAATTCTTGGTGATGACTACGAAATGGTCAAAAATTCGGGATAGCAACCCCGTAAAAAGTTCTGTTTAACCTTTTTAGGAGAAAACAGATGGCAAAATACCAAGTAGATCGTGATGTTGAGTTTATGAAACAAAATTGGGGCACAAATCGGTTAATTACCGATTACATGTTACCAAATAACCAAAAAATTAACACAAATCAAGAACATGTTAATCAACCACCGTCAGATAGATATTCAAGACCTTGTGGCGGTAAAGGTGGTTTTGATGATTATGTAGAGAGGTGGCATGAATGACGATAAATAAATAAAACTATTATTAAAAATGGCGTTAAAACCGTCAAGATCATATAAGGACTTGAGCTTTACTTTTAAGACAAATCCTTTAAAAAAAGATCTTGTCATTCTAAAAAATGAGAATGCTATCAAGCGTTCCTTATTAAATCTTTTCTCTTATAGAAAAGGTGAAAAGTTTTTTAACTCAACTTTTGGGAGTGGTATTCCTGATTTGCTGTTTGAACCTTTTGATTTTGTAACTGCTGGTTCCATCAAAGAAAATATTATAAATTTGATTCAGTCATATGAACCTAGAGTTAATTTATTAGATATAGCAATAAATTTGAATGATGATGAGAATACATATGAAATTGAAATTAATTATTCTATACCAGACATTTCTCCAAAATTTTATAATGTTAATTTGTCTTTAACTTCCTCAAGCAAAGTATAAATGGCATTCACTCAAGTCAGTTCTTTAGATTTTACAGATATAAAAATTACATTGCGTGAGTACCTGAGGCGCAATACAGATTTTACTGACTATGATTTTGAATCATCTACTTTATCGTCTATTCTTGATCTATTAGCATATAATACTTATTATACTGCCTTCAATACTACGATGGCAGTTAATGAAACTTTTCTTACATCAGCCTCATTAAGAGACAATATTGTAAAAATAGCTAGACAATTAGGATATACACCCAAATCAAGAACTTCTGCAAATGCATATGTTCAACTAAAGGTTGATTATTCTTCTGTTGCCGCTATAGATCCAAGGTTAGTACCCAAATTTTTAACTCTAAAAAAAGGCAACTGTTTTATTGCATCAAATTCAGAAAACAGATCTGAAACTTATCAATTCTCAATATTAGAGGATATTGTTGCTCCTGTAATAAACAATATTTCTTACTTATCTAATATTGAAGGGATTAATCAACTTAAGATAACAGAAGGTGTATATTTAAACTTTAAGTTTACAGTAGATAATACTATTTCAAATCAAAAATTTATTTTAACAACCCAAAATATTGATACCAGTTCTATAAGAATTAAAGTAAGAGAATCTGCTACTTCATCAAAGTTAACTACTTATACTCAAGCTGATAATATCTTAAATGTAAAATCAACTGATACTATATTTTTTGTTCGTGAAATTTCTGACATGCGTTATGAATTAGTTTTTGGGGATGGCGTA